GGTCTGTATGCACTATTACCAGTTCCATATTGGCGACTACGCCAGCCACACGCGCCATCTGAGTCTCATCGAGGACTTGGCATATAGGCGGCTGCTGGACTTTTACTACCTCCACGAAGAGCCGATAAGACAGCGAGAGATCGCTCGCCAGATCGGGATGCGAGAACACGAGCAAGAGGTTCTCTCTGTTCTTGAGGAGTTCTTTGTCTCCACGGAGTTCGGATATCTGAACCCGCGCGCTGACAGAGAGATAGAACACTACCACTCAAAAATTGAGCAGGCTTCACGGGCTGGGAAAGCATCCGCTGAACGTCGGCTCAACGCCCGTTCAACCGACCGTTCAACGGACGTTCAACCAACCATTAACCAAGAACCATTAACCAAGAACCATATACAAGAAGCTAACGCTTCTTTGTCGGGAACGGGGTTCCCGCCTTGTCCACACGGCAAGATTTTGGAGCTTTGGAAAACGCATCTCCCTCATCTGTCGCAGCCGAGAACCTGGGAAGGCGCTCGCCAGGCGGCCCTGCGGAGTCGATGGAACCAAGCCTCGAAGAAGTCATCCTGGTCGGATGGTTACGGCACGACTGATGATGGGCTGAAGTGGTGGGACTCGTTCCTGAGCTATATCGCCAGCGACACCAAGCTGTCCAACGGATTCGAGAGCAACGGGAGGGTGTGGCATCCCGATCTGCCGTGGATTCTCAATGCCACCAACTTTGCAAAAATCATTGATGGGAAGTATCAAAAATGACCTTCAGAAAAGCTGACGTTCCGCAAGAGATGGACGATTACAAGCGTTTGATGTGTTCCTATCCGAACTGTCAGAACCGCTGGACTGTATCTATCGAATCCCCGAAGTGTTCACTTCATCAATGGGGAACGACCTGGTACAAAGAAAAGAAAGACCAGAAGTGAACTACTTTGAAGCCGTAAAACTTCTAAACGAGGTTAAAGATGGAGTCAACCACAGCACAGAGTCAATCACCTACGCTCTCTTCCTCACAGGAGACATTTCGGATGGAATGCGAGGCGAAACATTGGGTCAAGACATTCAACTCAATGAAAGCCGATCATGGTCTGATTACTGCCTCGGCTTGGTGGGGACAAACAATACGAGACATTGAAAAGAAACGAGGCCCAAAAGCCGCCCAAGAACTCCGCGACGCAATGAATAGGTTGAAGAAATGACATTTATAGTTGTCTTTACCGTCGAAGGAATCCCTCAAGGCAAGGGAAGACCAAGGTTCCGAAGAGCTGGAAACTTTGTCCAAACTTACACCGACGCTAAGACAAAGAGCTATGAAGCAACCATCAGAGAGGCTTCTATTCGCGCAATGGGGTCATCAAGCCCCCTAGAAAGCCCTGTGAGCGTCGATCTCTACATCAGAGTACCTTGCCCCACCTCTTTCTCAAAACGCCGCCAGAACGAGTGTTTTGAAGGAAGGGAGAGGCCGACGAAGAAGCCTGACATCGATAACATAATCAAGGCATATCTTGACGGAATGAATGGAATTGTATATTTGGACGATACACAAGTGGTTAGAGTATCCGCGAAGAAAGTGTATTCATCAGTTCCTGGTGTGGATGTTTGTGTAAGAGAGGAAATATTGTGACATTCAAAATAGACTCTCCAACTTGTATTAGTTTCTCCGGAGGGAGAACATCTGCATATATGTTGTGGAGAGTTCTACAAGAAAATAATGGATTGCCAGAAGAAGCAATTGTTTGTTTTGCTAATACTGGCAAAGAAGATGAAGCAACTCTGAGATTTGTGGATCGATGCAGCAAAGAGTGGGGTGTGCCGATCACATGGCTTGAGTACCGAGCAGGCCCGACCTTTGCGGTTGTGGATTTTGATACTGCAAGCCGAGATGGTGAACCTTTTGCAGAACTGATTGAAAAGCGAAACTATCTTCCAAATCCTGTGGCCAGATTCTGTACCGGGGAATTAAAGGTTCTAACCATTGACCGCTACTTCAAGAGCATTGGAGTGCCAGAGTACGAGACGATGGTTGGGATCAGGGCCGATGAGCAGCGCCGTGCGGCCAAGATGAAAGATGGCAAGTTGATCCCATTGGCGAGGGCTGGTGTCACCCAGGCTGATGTGCAGGACTTTTGGAAGAAAAGTTCTTTTGATCTAGAGCTGGAGTTCCATGACGGGGTGACAGCAAGCGGGAACTGTGATCTTTGCTTCCTAAAGGGCGCCCACCAGATTCAAAGCTTGATCCAGCAGAAGCCAGAAAGGGCGATCTGGTGGGCAAAACAAGAGCAGATTGTTGGGGCCACCTTCAGGAGTGACCGCCCAACATACGCACAGATGGCCCGGTTTGCAGAGAAGCAGACCGATATGTTTGACCCAAAGGAAGAAGGCATTGCCTGCTTCTGTGGAGACTAAGTTGAGTTACAACATTCTTGAGCTAGACATCATTCGCTGGGCCGAGGCTCGCAAGATCATTCCAAACAGCACAACTGAGAAACAACTTCTCAAGTGCATGGAAGAACTTGGCGAATTGGTATCTGCAACATTAAAAGGAAACCGCGAGGCTCAGATTGACGGGTTCGGTGATGTTCTGGTCACTCTCATTCTGGCGGCAGACCTGGCAGGGCTTGATCTGATTACCTGTCTAAACAGGGCGTATGAAGAGATAAAAGATCGGAAGGGAACACTCCATGCAAATGGCATATTTGTCCGAGAGTGAGATATTCATCTCCATAGCGATCATCGCGGTACTTCTTAAGACGATAGAGAGACTCATCAAGTGAACGCCCACGCCGCCATCGACTTCATCATCAGGAACTCAGGAGACTACGCAAAGGCCAAGGCTCAGCGGGTGCTACTTGAGGAATTTAGAAAATCAAAGAAAGCTCTGCTGATGAAGGAGGCGATGCTTAAATTTGAGGCAGTCAACGCCCAAGAGAGGGAGGCTTACTCGCATCCTGAGTATCAAGAGCTTCTGAAGGGACTGGCGGCGGCGATAGAGGTTGAGGAAGACCTGAAATGGAAGCTGGAGGCCGCAAGGATGAGGACTGATGTCTGGCGCACAGAGCAAGCAACCGCTCGAGCAGAAGGACGGGCTACAGAATGAACAACAAGCCAACCGCCTCCGAGCGTCTTCACTTAGCAAAGATCAAGGAGATGCCATGCGGGGTGTGTGGCGCATCAGGCCCAAGCGATGCTCATCACATCGTCCAACACCAACAGTACCTGTGCATACCGCTTTGTAAGGATTGCCATCAGGGGTCGTTCAATGGCATTCATGGCCAGGCTCGAATCTGGAAGGTCTACAAGCAGGACGAGATGACAGTTCTAAATGAAACGATCAGGCTATTGACAAATGCTCCAAAGCGGTAGAATGAACTCGCCCCTTAATCCGCAGTTGCCGGGGTGGGGCCATAGTGCCCCTTTTTTTCTGGAGCGATGATGAAAAAGAAGACTGTGGAAGAGATGCAAAAGTATCTCAATCAGAACAAGCGCAAGTACCATCAAACGAAGCCCATGAAGGCTTACAAGATGGCAGACGAGTTCGGCAAGGGCTATGAAGCCATTGAGATGCAGAAGGCGATGAAGAAGTGAAGTGCCCAATCGCCACCCAGGACACAGAGGTCAACCTCAAGAACCGTAACCACGCCTTCGAGGAGTACGGCTACGGGCCTGCAAATCCCGAAAATCCGGGTGATTTCTGGGACGAACGCGCAGAGGAATGGAACACCACTCCCGAGATCGCTCAGTCGATGAGGTGCGGGAACTGCGCTGCTTTCATTCAAACGCCCGAGATGATGGGGTGCATCACCGGAGGGATTCAGAAGGAAGAATCCGACGATGAGACCTATGCTCCCGAGGTTGTCGAGGCGGCAGACTTGGGTTATTGTGAGCTATTCGAGTTCAAGTGTGCGGCAGACCGAACCTGTAGCGCATGGCTCACGGGTGGCCCGATCACCAAGATGACTCAGAAGCGCAAGCAGATGCTTCAAATGGCAAAGTACAACGCACGAAAGGGCGAGTATGAAGATGACGAAGAAGGGCGAGAAGAAGGCGGCGAAAGTATTTCGTGAGTATGGCAAGGGTGAACTGCACTCCGGCAAGGGTGGCCCCGTTGTCAAGAACCCGAAGCAAGCCGTGGCAATCGCAATGAGCGAGGCTCGCAAAGCGATGAAAAAGAAATGAAAAAGCCTGGATCACCCGGACTCTATGCAGCAATTCACGCCAAGCGTGAGCGCATCGAGCGCCAGAAGGCCGCAGGCAAGACTCCTGAGCGGATGAGAAAGCCTGGAACCAAGGGAGCGCCGACTGCTGCTGCTTTCAAGGCTGCTGCAAAGACGGCAAAGAAATGATTAAGCGCGGCAAAGAGCAGTTCCAGGGCTATAACCAGCCCAAGCGAACGCCCAACCACCCTACAAAAAGCCACGCAGTCCTGGCAAAGAGTGGGGATGATGTCAAGCTCATTCGATTTGGTCAGCAAGGCGTAAGCGGCTCCCCAAAGAAAGAAGGGGAGTCAGAAGCTGACAAAAGGCGCAGGGAATCTTTCAAGGCCAGACACGCCGAGAACATCCAAAAGGGAAAGATGAGCGCAGCGTACTGGGCGAACAAGGTTAAATGGTAAGATTTCTTACGCAACCGTAAACTTTTTTACCCCGATGGCCCGAAAGGAGTCGGATTGAACATCGAAAAGATCGACATCTCCGTGCTGATCCCATACGCACGGAACGCAAGAACCCACAGCGACGAGCAGATCGCCCAGATCGCCGGAAGCATCAAAGAGTTTGGGTTCAATAACCCTGTCCTGATCGACAAGGACAACGGGGTCATTGCGGGGCATGGGAGACTGGCCGCGGCAAGGAAGCTGGGCCTCAAGGAAGTCCCCTGCATTCGTCTGGAGCATCTCACCGAAACCCAGAGGAAAGCCTACATCCTGGCAGACAACAGGATCGCCCTTAATTCAGGGTGGGAGGCAGAACTTCTAAGCCTGGAGCTAAGTGAGCTTCTGGATGGTGGGGTAAACCTGGAAAGCCTAGGTTTCGACGCAGACGAGATCGACGCCCTGCTGAACAAGATTGAGCCGACAGAAGGGCTGACGGACGAGGACGCGACACCGGAAGTCCCTGAAGAGCCAGTCACAAAGCCTGGGGATGTCTGGATTCTCGGCAAGCACCGCCTGATGTGTGGGGACTCCACTAGCATTGATGCTGTGGATAAGTTGATGGCTGGCGTTGAGGCCGACATGGTTTATTGCGACCCGCCGTATGGAATGGCGCTTGACACCGATTACAGCAAAATCAAAGGGTCAAGCAAAAGCCCAAATGCAAAAGGCTACAAATGGGACAAAGTGATTGGAGACGACCACGACTTTGACCCGTCAGTGCTCATTGAGTTCTTTAAGGGTGCAAGGGAACAGTTTTGGTGGGGTGCCGACTACTACTTTGAGTGTCTGCCGCGTGGTGGGAGTCTGCTGGTCTGGCAGAAGCGAGACAAAGCAGACGCCGAAATGATTGGCAATGACTTTGAGATTTGCTGGTCTAGGGAGCGGCACAAGAAGGCTACGTTCTGGAAACGCTGGGTGGGTTTCGATTCAATAGAGCGAGGCGAAAAGCGCGTTCATCCAACACAGAAACCAATTGATTTGCACTGCTGGATTTTTGACAAGTGGGGGAAGTCCAATGATGTGGTTGTTGACCTATTCGGCGGCAGCGGCAGCACACTGATTGCCTGCGAGAAGACAGGACGAGTCAATAGAAGCATGGAGCTTGACCCCAAGTATTGCGATGTCATAGTAAAACGCTGGCAAGACTTCACAGGCAAGCAAGCAACACTAGAGTCAACAGGCCAAATCTATAGCGAGCTTACCAATAAATCGGAGATACAAAATGGGTAGTGGTAACCCTCATAAGCCAACCGAAGAGAATCGTAAGGTTGTCAAGATGCTGAGTGCAGTAGGTACTCGGTATGAGGACATCGCTGCCAAGCTGGATATCACCGACGACACCCTTCGCAAGCATTACAGGAAAGAACTGGACGAGGGCCGGATTGAGGCCAATGCTTCTGTGGCGCAGACTTTGTATCAGCAAGCCAAGAATGGAAACACCACAGCAGCTATCTTCTGGCTCAAGACCCGCGCCCAATGGCGGGAGAATGACCGACTCGAGGTGACGGGGGCAAATGGCAACCCGCTAGAGATGGTGATCTCATGGGCAAACGAGAAATCGTAATCCCGTACTCTCCTCGAGAGCCACAACTCGCCATCCATCAGATGATGCGGGATCACCGCTTTGGGGTGGTGGTGGCTCACCGACGGATGGGAAAGACCGTTGCCGCTCTGAACCACATCATTCGAGATGCGGTGGAGAACCGTAAGGAAGCTCCCCGATATGCTTACATCGCTCCGACCTATGGTCAGGCAAAGCGGGTGGCCTGGGACTATCTGCTGAAGTACACAGAGCCTCTGGGCGCAACTCCGAACATCTCGGAACTCCGCACGGACTTCTGGGGGCGCAGAATCCAGCTCTACGGCTCAGACAATCCTGACTCCCTTCGAGGCCAATACTTCGATGGCGTCATCATTGACGAGATTGCCGACCAAGACCCGCGAATCTGGACTGACATTGTTCGTCCTGCGCTGTCAGACCGACTGGGATGGGCGCTGTTCCTCGGAACCCCTAAGGGATCAAACCACTTCAAAGACCTGAGAGACCAGGCCGAGGAAGAGGAAGACTGGGGCTTACTGGAGTTCAAAGCCTCGCAGACCCACCTTATCCCCGAGACCGAGCTTCACGCCGCTCGCCGGGAGATGGGGCAGGACAAGTACAACCAGGAGTTCGAATGCTCCTTCCATGCCGCTGTTGAGGGTTCTTACTACGGGGCGTTAATCAACGACCTGGAGGAAAAGGGCAGGCTCACGAACATTGACCGGGACGATCTGACCCGGACATTCACCGCTTGGGACTTGGGTATGTCTGACACCACCGCGATCTGGGTGGTTCAGGTGGTCGGGCAAGAGTACCGAGTGATGGATTTCGTGGAAAACCACGGTCAAGGGCTGGATTGGTATGTGAACTGGCTCAAAGAGAATAAGTGGCATACCGCCGAACACATCTTGCCTCATGACGTAGAAGTGCGAGAATTGGGGACAGGACGCAGCAGAAAGGAAATGCTGCAAGAGGCAGGGCTACAAATAACCGTCGCTCCGCGCTTGTCAGTTGCAGATGGAATCCAGAGCGTCAGACGCATTCTCCCGAAGTGCTGGTTTAATGTGCCGAAGGTGAAGCAGGGTCTAGACGCGCTCAGGAACTATCGGCGCAACTTTGACGAGAAGAGAAACGTATTCTTTGACACACCGCTACACGACTGGGCCTCTCATTCGTCCGATGCATTCCGATACTTCGCTATCGGCATTCACGAACAGGGCGACTGGAGCAAGCCGATTAGCGTTAACACAAGGTGGGTGGTCTAATGTGGGCAACGCCTCAAGGCAACGTCAACGCCAAACTCGCGGAGCTGGAGCGACGCATCAAAGCGTTAGAGGAAAAGCATGAATCAAATCAGCCTGAAAAGCCTGCTCGAGGCCGAAATCGATGGAGCGATCGGGTATCTCCAAACGGAGACAACCGAGCAGAGAACCCGGTCACTTGAGTATTACCTTCGTTACCCTTACGGTAACGAGGTAGAGGGTCGAAGCCAGATCGTCACCGGAGAGGTGGCAGAGGTCATTGACGGCGCGATTCCTCAACTGATCCGCATCTTCACCGCCTCGGATGACATCATCCGCTATGAGCCTGTCGGCCCCGGTGATGAGCAAGGCGCGAACCAGGCCACGGACTATTCGAACTGGGTGTTCTACAAGGACAACCCTGGTTTCGCCATCCTGCATGACTGGTTCAAGGATGCGCTGCTTGAGAAGGTCGGCGTGGTCAAGGCTTACTGGGATAACAAGATTGACGTTATCAAGGAGACCTACGAGAACCTGAGCGATGCAGAACTGGCGATGCTTCTTTCCGATGGGACTCGGGAGATCATTGAGCAGGAAACCATCGTTCGGCAGGTTCTTGATATCCAAGGCAATCCCGCTATCGGGATGGATGGCGTAGAGATCACCGAGGTTTACTACAACGTCAAGGTTCGGAAGAAGAACCAAGTCGGACGGGTGGCGATCCAGAACATTCCTCCCGAGGAGTTCCTGATCTCCAAGAAGGCCACAACGATCCAGGACTCACCCTTCGTCGCTCACCGCAGACTGATGCCTCGGTCTGATCTGGTGGCGATGGGATTCCCGGAAGAGGTTGTCCGTGACCTCCCGGCTTATGACGATCTGAGCTTCTCTCCTGAGCGGGTGGCTCGGTACTCTGAAGGCGAGCAGCCAAGCCAAGACGAAAGCCTCGACCCGACCATGCAGGATGTTGAGGTGTACGAGTGCTACATCCGCGCAGACCGTGATGGAGATGGTCTAGCCGAGCTTCTTCAGGTTTGGTACGCCGGAAGCGAGATTCTTGAGGAAACGGAAACGGACTACATTCCTTTCCACAGCCTCTGCCCGATCCCTGTTCCGCACAAGTTCTATGGCTTGTCCCTCGCGGATAAGGTGATGGATCTTCAGCTTCAGAAGTCCACGATCACCCGGCAGATGCTGGATAACCTGTATCTGACCAATAACTACCGAGTTGGTGCGGTGGATGGACAGGTCAACCTGGACGATCTCATCTCTCCCACGCCTGGTGGTGTGATTCGGATGAAGAACCCCAATGCGGTGGTTCCGATGGCGGTTCAGCCTGTGGCGAACCAAGCCTTCCCGATGCTTGAGTATCTGGATGCAGTCCAAGCAAAGCGCACGGGTGTTTCGGATGCCACGCAGGGTCTTGATCCCAATGTCCTACAGAACGTCACCGCTACCGCTGTGGCTGCGTTCCAGAACGCCTCTGCTGGCAAGATGGAACTCATCGCTCGGAACTTCGCTGAGACCGGGGTGAAGAGTCTGTTCAAGGGCATTCTGCAGCTCCTGTGCAAGTACCAAGACAAGCCCCGGATCATTCGGATGCGTGGTCAGTACGTCCAAATGGATCCCCGCGAGTGGTCGAATCAGTACGATGTGAGCATCTCTGTCGGTCTTGGAACGGGTAACAAGCAAGAGCAGATGGCGATGCTTGCGATGATCCTGGACAAGCAGGAGCGGATTCTTCAGCAGTTCGGCCCCGCTAATCCTCTGGTGTCGGTGGCTCAGTACCGCGACACTCTTGGACGGATGATCGAAGCCGCAGGGTTCAAGGACTCGGCAACCTTCTTCAAGCCGATCACGCCTGAGATCGACCAGGCTCTGAGCAATCCTCCTCCGCAGCAACAGCAACCCGATCCGGCCATCCAAGCGATGATGATGCAGGCTCAGGCCCAGTTGGAGATTGACCGCCAGAAGGCTTTGGCCGACATTCAAGCCAAGCGAGAGAAAGCGGCGGCTGAGATCCAACTCGCCCGAGAGAAGGCTGCGGCTGAACTGGAGCTGAAGCGCCAAGAGTTCGAGGCCGAAGTCCAACTCAAGGCTGCAAAGCTCGGCGCAGGCATTTCCTCTAACGTAGAGATTCCGGGGTAAGTCATGGCAACACAAGCGCAAATCAGAGAGCTTTACCGCACTTATCTCGGGCGAGAGCCTGATGCCGCTGGTCTTGAGTTCTACTCAAACCCGCAGTTCAGCCTTAGCCTGATTGCTGATGACATTGCCAACTCTGCCGAGGCAAGGCAGTTCGCTCAGCGTGCAGCAGAGAGTGAGGCGGTAAGGGCGCAGCAATACGCTACGGGGAATCCCGCAACAGAGGCAGAGGTTCGCTCCGCATACCAGGACATTCTTGGACGCGACCCCGATCAAGCAGGATTGGATTTCTACCTCCAGTCGGACTTCTCTCCTGAGCAAATTCGTGGTGTTTTGCTTGGCTCTCCTGAGCGTCAGGGCATGGCTGCGCGTGAGTATGCGACTGGCACACCGGCGACAGAGGCTGAAATCAGGCAGATTTACCGAGATGTTCTAGGCCGGGAAGCAGATAAGGCCGGACTTCAGTTTTATCTGGGATCGGACTTCTCAGCCGATCAGATTCGGGCGAACATCCAAGGCTCTCCTGAGAATATGCAGCTCGCCACCAATCCGGCTCAGCGAGCAGGGTTTACACCGGCACAGATCGGCCCGGTGATTTCTCCTACGAGTACCTACAACTACTTCCCGACAAATGGCCCGTATGGTGCTGGTCGATTTGGCGCGAAGATAAATCCGTTCTTTTTCTCTGCGCCGACCTCTGGGATGCAGACCATTCCGACTCAGCCTACGCGCCAGACCGCTCTGGGCACAACTGGTGGAGAGACCACAACTGTTAATCCCGCTCCTGGCGGTGGCGTTAGCGGTGTGGTTGGTGGTGGCACTGTCAGCGGTCTGTTGACGAATGGATCAACCGCAACAACTGGGACAACTGCAACGACTGGGACAACTGCCACTTTTGACCCAAACACGGGCGGTGTTTTCCAGGGCGCCAACATTGTTGACCCGATAAGCGGAGCGGTTCTTGGCAACACGCAAGGAACCTTCGATCCCGCTACTGGTGGAGTGATTCAAGGCGGTGACATCATTGATCCGATTTCTGGCTCTGTGATTGGCGCAGCTCCTGGGATGGGCTACGACCTCAGCACTGGTGGCGTAATTCAAGGCAATAACATCATTGACCCCATTAGCGGCTCGGTCATTGGTCAAGCTGTGAACCTTCTTGCCAATCAAGCACAGCCTGGGTTTGATCTGAACACGGGTGGAGTCTCGCAGGGGACTTTGATTGTTGACCCGATTTCCGGCGCTGTGATCGGAACTGATTACTCCAATTCGCTAACGGGTGGATTCGTTCCCGGCCTGGTTGATATCGGGATCGGCGCTAATCCGGCCATCATCACAGGCTCAAACTTCATTCCCACCTTTGGTGGCCAGGGGATGCTTTTGGACTTTGCGGATATCCCGGCATTTGGTCAGGGCGGCGGTATGCTGCTTGACTACGCTGATGATTTGAATACCCGATGAACAAGTCAGAACGCGCTAAGACACTCCTCGGTGACGAATGGTTCACAGGGGAGATTGATTCCATTCGGTCAACACTTATGAGTGTTATTACCAATTCGGATGAGATGGACATTGACATTCGTGAGCGAGCCTATTTGAAACTTCGCTTACTTGATGAAATAATGGGGCACTTTTCCGCAATAGCTTCCGAAGACCAGTTGGTCAAGAAGCGGTGGAAAATCCTCTGATGCGAGTCTGACGCTTTCAGACACAACTGAGGAACGAAATGGCTGAGAACATGGCCCCGGAATCCGGGAATGTCTCGATGACGGTAAACGAAGCCGCAGGCGCGTTTTTGGGACTAATGGAGCCAACGGAAGCTGAACAAGCCGCCCCGGAAGCTCAAGAGGAACCAGAACAAGTCGAGGCGTCCGAGCCTGAAGTAACTGAAACCGAAGAAGTAGAGGCAGAACCTGAACCGCAGCGATTCCGAGTGAAAGCCGCTGGCGAGGAAAAGGAAGTCACCTTCGACGAATTGGTGGATGGTTATCAAAAGGGGCTGGACTACACCAAGAAGTCACAGACTCTGGCCGAGCAGCGTAAAGCTGTAGAAGCTGAGAGGATGGCCGTAGAGCAGGCAAAGCAGGCGCGAGATGCCTACGCGCAAAGGCTGAACCTGATCGAAGAGTTCATCAGTAAACAAGACACCGGGGAAGACCTCGAGGCGCTTAAAGAGGTTGACCAATTAGGTTATGCCGTCAAGATAGCCGAGCGTGTAGAACGCGAGAAGCAACTTGCGATGGTTCAGGCCGAGAAGCAGCGTATTGCTCAACAGCAAAACGCCGAGCGTCAAGCCGAACTAGCCCAAGCTGTTCAGCGTGAAGCGCAGCGACTTGCGGAGGTGATTCCTGACTACGCGCACCCTGAGAAGGGAACCGAAGTCAAGAAGATGGTTCGAGAGTTTGCCAAGTCGATTGGTTTTTCCGATCAAGAGTTGGCGAATGCTTACGACTCCCGAGCTGTTCAGGTTCTGTATATGGCCGCGCAATACGCGAAGTTACAGAACCAGAAGCCTCAAGTAACCAAGAAAGTAAGTGAAGCGCCGAAGATGCTTCGTCCAGGCACGGCAGCGACCCAAAAGGTAGCGGCAGACGAAACAGTAAAGAAAGCTCATTCGCAGTTGAGGAAGTCTGGAAAAGTCTCCGATGCTGCGGCCCTTTTCGAACGTCTACTCTAAGGAAACATCATGACCCAATTTCGTACCTATGCCGCTATTGGTATGCGGGAAGACCTGAGCGATATCATCTATAACATCGCTCCCACCGACACGCCTTTCATGTCCTCTGTGGGCAAGAACAAGGCTACGGCTGTCTACCACGAGTGGCAGACCGACTCTCTGGCCGCTGCTGCTGCTAACGCCGCAGTTGAAGGTGCTGACGCTTCCACCGCGACGCTCAGCCCGACGACCCGTGTTGGCAACCGCACCCAGATCAGTCAGAAGACTGTTGGCGTGACCGGCACGCTGCAAGCCGTTGACAAGGCTGGCCGCAAGTCGGAACTGGCTTATCAGCTGTCGAAGGCCTCGTCCGAGATCAAGCGCGACATGGAGTTCACCCTCCTGAACAACACCGTTCAGAGCAACGGCACGGCTGGTTCCACCGCCCGTGTGTTGGGTGGCCTCCAGACCTGGCTGGCGACGAACGGCGACTTCGGTTCGGGTGGCTCTGCTGGTTCTTCCGGCACGACCGCTCGCACGAACGGCACGAACCGCACCTTCACTGAGACCGAACTCAAGACGGTCATCAAGGAAGTGTTCGAGTCGGGTGGTTCGCCGAAGATTCTGATGGTGACCCCGGCGCACAAGCAGACGGTTTCCGCTTTTGCGGGTATCGCTGCCCAGCGTTACATGGCTCCTTCGGATGCCCCGACGACCATCATTGGCGCTGCCGACATCTATCTGTCGGACTTCGGCTCGGTGAGCGTGGTTCCCAACCGCTTCATGCTGTCGGGCAACTCTGCTAACGAAGTGGCCTTTGTGCTTGATCCCGAGTACGCTGCCGTGTCCTATCTGCGTCCCTTCCAGACCATTGAGTTGGCGAAGAATGGTGACTCGGATCGCACGCAGCTGCTGGTTGAGTACACCCTCGAGGTCAAGAACGAAGCCGCTCACGGCATCATCGCTGACCTGTCGTAAGCCGATTTATCGGTGACAACTAAGGGGGCAGGGGAAACTCAGCCCCCTTTTTCACATGAATATCAACGAAATCGCAAAAAACACCAAGGTAGTCCAGCGCAAGGCTCACACCGCTGAAGATGGCGGGATCGTGATCGAGAGTTCGCAGGATGTGGGTGGGATCATTGAGTCCAACAAGGCTCAATTTAACTCATACGATGAGCGCGCTCGATGGAGTGACCAATTGTTTGGGAACAAGATCGCCTCTGTGCCTTTGGTGGTGATTGACGATCTCAACAAAAAGGGCATCATGCGAGGGTTCCATGTGGTTGACCAAGCCCGATTCAAGGAATGGCTCAACAATCCTGACAACCGCGCATTCCGCACCCGTCCAGGGAGGGTCTGATGGCTATCGCCACATATTCTGATCTCAAGACTAAGATAGCCGACTATCTTGGTCGAACTGATCTCACGAGCCAGATTCCTGACTTCATCACATTCGCAGAGAACCGCCTTCGCCGGGACTTGCGTATTCGTCAGATGCTGAAGCTGGTCAATGCGACGATGACGGCAAACGATGCCACGTTGTCACTCCCGGCAGACTTCCTGGAGATGCGGGATATTCACCTGAATACCACGCCCATCCGGGTGTTGGAGTATCTCGCTCCAAACATCTTTTACCGCAACGCAGACGTTACGACTGTTGGGGTTCCTAACAGGTATACCGTCCTGGCAAGTGAGTTCCAGTTCGCGCGAATCCCGGATGACGCTTACAACGTGCGGATGCTGTATTACGCAGCACCGACTTATCTAAGCGACTCCAACACCTCAAACGTGTTCTTGGCAAACTGCCCTGATGCGCTTGTCTATGCCGCTTTGGGTGAGGCGGAGCCTTATCTGATGAATGATGAGCGTCTGGCGACCTGGGCCGCGCTGTATCAGAGGGCAATTGACACTATCACTGCTTCTGATGATCGGGGAGAATACGCAGGTGTTCCCCTTACCATGACACTCG